TTTTTAATATGTTTTGTTATTTCAATTTTTGTAGGTTTTTGTTATTTGATTTTTATGATTTTGGTTATTGGGAAACAAACAAACAAATAAGTTAATTATTATTAATAGATTAGTAACTAGCATAGAGTGAATATAAGCATACACCGGGTCGCAAGGATGAGCGAGTCAGTGCCGGCGCTAACGACTGTAGACACAGAAATTACGTCAGTACCGGAGCAAGAAATACAACGTTCGATGACGCCGCAAGCTGTGAAGCCGTTGGCAACGCTAACATGTCCAATGCCACCATTGAGGCCAGCGCCGTTCTTGGTAAGCCGGAATTCAACGTTCCGGACAGCGCCTGAATTGGAATAGCAGTAAGTAATCGAACGAACGATGTACATGCCCCGAGGGGGCGTGAACAGCCCGGTATTGCTGTTCACAATGTTGAAAGGATTACAGATTTCGGAATTGTAAGAGATGAGGGTGGGAGAGGTCGTGGGGACTTGATCCGCATCGCACAGAAACATAGAACAGCCACGAGAAATCGGATCAGATGGGATCACAACGGGAGCGTAAAGGGAGATATCATACTCTACCCAAAGCTTACCGATCGGATTCGTGTTGGCGCAATCATTGGTGATCAAGTACACAGTGAGAGCATCAAAGAGATGGAGATCACCAACCTCGGGTCCGGAGCGGACAAACCGGTGGTTTAGTGACTTGACACCAGCGAGATCTATGTCACAACGAAGATCTTTCCAAACAGGCCCCTCGACTGTGTTTGGATTGTTAGAAGTCGAAACCTCATCAGCGGGGGGCGGATTGGTCGGATCAAGATCGGGGGAAATCATGATGGAACCGGAAGTCGCAGTCGAAGTACGGGTCAGGTAGACAAAAGAGAGCTTGTGGACCTCGTACTCCTGCCACGACTTGGCGGTAGAAGACAACCATGGGAACGTCTCAGGCAAACCGGGGTTAATGGAGTAAGACGCCTGCAAGCCAAAGGTCGGTGAACCAAGCACCGCGGGCTCAATGAGCTCGCGATGCTTGATGCGAATGAGGTTCGCACCTCGACCAGTGACTTGGGGAGCAAGCATCTTAGATTGCTTGCCATAAGAGACCGCAGCACCAAAAGAACCGTTAGCAGAAGCGCTAAACGGCCCGGTCAAAGAGCTAAGATTGAGCATCTTCGATCGGCGTTGCATGTTGTTGTTGTAATGGTCGGTCACCTTAGAAACAGTGCCCTTGCCCATTGGATATTGGCGAGGGACTGGTCCGTAGACAATAGGTCGGCCCGGTGACCAAGGAAGAGGGCCGACGTATGCAGGATTTAAGGAACGCGTGGCGGCACCTGCTGAGCCGTTACGCCGGGATGTTTTATTATTTTTTCGGGCCATTATGGGGAGTCTTTTTATTATTTTTTGACTCCGGGTGCGGCCGTTGCACCCGCCCGTTGCCCCCAGCCTTTTTCTGCGTACCGGTTTTACGGTGGGGGCGATTGTTGTTTTGAGGATGCGTCTCAGGGACGTGCATTCGGATGCCACTGTTCACACGATCGGGTTCAAGTGTATCGAAACAATGGGGGTCCGGCTCCGCTTCAGCAGGAAGCACGAGCTGTCCGTTGACCAAAAAGGTGCGCTTATAAACGGGTTGCACATTGGGCTCAAATATCACCGGTCCATTCAGTAGATGGGTCGTGGTTGTAGCAGATTCAATCCACGCCATGAACAAGCGATAATCAATCCCTGGCATCTGAGCGTTAATGCTGTTGAACATCCAGCTCTTACGCTCATTAGGATATTGACGCTCCAAATTGGGTTCTTTGTTCCAAATTCTAAGGTGGTTGGTATGTCCCAATTGGGGGTCTTGTGTAATGCGGCGTAAGGCCGCATGATACTCTTCGAAGAAAGGTGTTTCAGGGTCGGTGTAGGAATACGCGACCAACTTCTCCGCAAGTTTCATGATGGGGGTGACCCCAGGATTCAGCTTGATGGTGAGGTGGAGTTTTGACAACTGCCGTTGCACTGAGCACATGGAGTTGAGGTCACCATACCAAACATACGGCGAATACTCGCGGGCTAAGAACATAACTCCGGGCTCCCCACGAGTCACGGGTTCAACAGCAATTTCCAAGCCACAGAGGTTAGAAACACGAATTAGAGTAGATGGGTCAATGTTAGGCGTGAGCCCATCATCACCGCCATACACTCCCATGCGTGACCAGGCATAAGAAGCCTGATCCCCAGAAAGTCCGACACGGGTTTGGAGAAGGGCGGTGTAGTTAACAAAGGCATTGATAATAGAATTCATAATTGACGTTTCAGGGGAACCTGATGCACGAGCGTAGAATTGCTCGTACATTGTGCCCTGGGGACAGAAAGCGTACATGCCATACTGCGAGCCATGAAGGTCGGCGAGCTCACGATGGTAAGTAGGCTCAAACATCGCTAGCCATATGGCGCGTTCTACCTCACGCAAGATCCAACTAACGTGGCCATCAAACTTAGAGAAGTCAGATTTGACCACGCTTGAAGCACCAGTACAAATGGTAGCGACACGCTCAGCGATACTGCGGTTATCGATACCAAATGCATACCAATTATGGTCATGCATGTGGTCGGCTAACGCGTAAGTATATCGCGAGTAATGCAATTTGTCGGTGCCATTGATTTGGGAGATAGGGCGGGGTGGCTTGATGCCACCATACGCTTCTTTCTTTTGGAAATTCCGGATAACACGGTTTGGAGTATGTATATCCGCGCCGTCCAAAATTCGGCGTTGAGAAGGTGAGTTCTGCCTCTCGTACACAGTATCAATATCGTACGGGCAGAGTGTATGCTCTCGACCAAGAGCGAAATGTTTGATGAATAATTTGAGGGATTTAGCGATGACGGCGGGCATAGTTTCACGGGGTTTAGGCAATGGAGCGCGCGGTTTGATCACGCGTTCTCCAACCATTTCTTGTTCATTGCTCAAGCACACGTCAGGAACGTACGACCCTAGTACGAGTGGTCGCATAAAAGCTTCCATGGACGGTTTGGGTTCGGGCTGTACGACGAACGGGTCAATGACGTAACGGTTGACGGAGTCTTCCACGCTAACAACATACGTTTCCGTACGTGGACGGTTAGCGCGTATATACTCCACCAAGACCGCGGCTTCCAGTTCGTTCTTTGTGATCTTGAACACGCGGTGGACGTCAATGTCGAGTTTCATGACACTTTGAAGAGATAAGAGGCCATCTAACTCCGTTTTTGGAATGACAGCGCAACAGTGAGACCCAGGTCGGGAAACACTGAACACCAATTTATCTTTGCTGCGTTCAATCAACGTATTGAACGCGCCATCAAATACGGACAGTCGCCGGAGATGATTGCCCCCCAGATATGAAGCAAGGAAAGCTCCAAACCAACGGAAGCGGGCCATGGGGGTGAGCAAGATGAGTTGATGATGCTTGTCAAAATAACGTCGCTCCACGTTGAAAAAAGTCGTGCGGAGCGGGATGCCTAAGAATTTGGCGCTCGCTACTAGAGTATCAGTAGAATAATTCCAGATGCGATGGTGGTAAGATGCACCACCAGAAACGCGGTAGTCGATATTATTGTCCGAATCAAACGTAAAAGAGTATTCGGAACCATCATGTGCCACAGTAGTCGGTTGCAATGAATAGAGGATAGTAGGATGCTGCCGAGTGCTGAGATACGTTGGCATATCAACATAATAATCGACGTCCACAAGTGCGTCAATGTGGTCGAGGTCATATTGAGAAGGAGAAACGTCGACGTCACGAGCCCAGTAGTAAGATCTGGACCCGAGACGATCTGCACGTACGTCACCCTTAGCTTTCTGTACAAATTGGGGTGTCACTCCCAGTGCCATGCTGTACCGGTCGATGAAAGAAGAAGCATCTGACCGATGGCATGCCTGTTGGCCATGGGTGTGGGTAGAGTCCACGGTGGAGTGAGTACGTGGCAAACCGGTAAAAAGTGACCGGCATTCGGGTGCGGGTATTGGAATGTCAAGGGCGAACCAGTTAGTGACCAAACTAAACCAGTATGCGGAACGATTGACACCGTACCAACGAGGAATAACGAAATACGCCGCAATCACACACACAGCCAGACATGTGGATGACAATGCGACGCACGTTAATACGGTTAACCAATGGTCTGCAATTGCAGAGTAATCGACCATAATGGATACACTCGGTAACGCAATTTGGCCGATGCTTGAGTCCCACGAACCATATGGGATGGTGCAAGCGGCACTTACACACAAAACACTCGCCACCAGAAAAACGAGGAGTTGTGCCGGTGTTTCACCACGGCGAAACACCACCCCCCCTGCGACCCGTATTTGGGGAACGAAGAGAGCAGCAGCTGCAAGAGTAAACAGTCCTACTGCCAAGCGCGTGAATAACGCGGGGGGGGGGAGGAAAATATTATCATTATTAATAACATTTTCA